TTTAAGACCATAACAAATGACATCAATATCTTTATAATCTACAATAGATGAAAGAGATATGATATCAGTTGGTTTAAAAAACTGTACTTCATCTACTATAAGAACTCCGAAAGGATATGGTTGCTTGTTGTACAGCTGTTCCATTACATTATCAACATAGTAACAAGGTCTTTCATCTGGTATCAGCTTGCTCTTAATTAAACCCCAACCTTTAAAAGTTCCTTCACGGTCATCGAAAGTAGGTTTTACAATGAGTGGTTTCAATCCTTTACGTCTGTATATTTCAAATGTTTTAAGAGCTTCAGTAGTTTTACCAGCCCCCATAGTACCGTAATAAAATTTTAACTTAGCCATTAAAGAAACTCCTTTATAGCTGATACAATATCTTCATAGAATTGATAAATAGCATTTTCCATCTTCTTATTCCATGCTACAAGTCCATAAAATAATGCAACAAGTGCTAGAAATATCAGCAACAATGCTGCTACAATAAGTACAAAGCTGTGTAAGATACTTATTGCAATTGTTTTCAAATATTCAATCATTGAGTACTCCTGTAAAAGATTTAGTAACGGGTGTTAAGACACTCTTGACTGCCCTTATTCCAGTCTTGAGAAAACATACCTTCCGATATGCTTCACCCGTTACAGATTTAAACAATTGACCTGTACCAATCTTAATGCTAAAAATATGAAATAGGAACGTAACACGTTAACACCACTGGTCTTGGTGCAGATTGATTAAGTTATGCAGCAGGTCGACTACATATGAAAGGAGGTGTTCCTATCTATTATTACATCTTCCAAATTTATAAACCATGATATAATCGTCTTCAAAATATTTCATTATCTTCTCAGTTTTTAAATCAATGTTGTCATCATCTTTGTCATCGGTTTCATCGTTGCCATTGAACATGACATTCATTGTGTTAGTTTCCATATCGTCTTTACTCATTCTAATAAATCCTTACCAAATTGTATAATAAATGTCAAGCCTAAAATGTAAATACTAAAAGTAATTTCCCAAGGTCTCATACTAAAACTGACACCCGTGACATAGCTGTCTTCATATCTGTATAACTCTATGTAAAGATACTTGTTATATAATATTTTACTGAATGTCATTCTTCACCTACCTTAAACAAATCTTTCCATGTGTTACGAGCTTGTCCAATATACTTACAGTTCTCGCTAATCCATTTAACATTAATGTTTTCATGTATGATACGTTCTGTACCAGTTTGATTTATAAGACATCTGTAGAACCTTCGTATCTTTCTGTATACATATATTCTATAAACCTCTTGACATTGATGTTCATAATCTCTACGACCTGAATCATATTCGTACACTCCATTAATCTGTATTTTCATTTTTTATTCTCCAATACTTTATTAATACGTTTTATAAGTATCTTTACTGCATCTATATATCTAGGATTACCACCTATCATTTCTTCTGTATATAAAATTTCTCTACACTCTTTAAGCAATTCTTTGAGCTTTATATTATCATCTTCCAAACGAGATATATCGAAGTCGTACGCTGTTTCTTTTAATTGTAGTTTACTTTTAAGGTCTTGCCATTGCTCATAACTCGGAACTGGTGCAAGGACTTCAATAATATTAAATGTGTTCCACCATTCTACAGCAGAACTGTGTCTTCTGTTTAACCAGGTTTGAGTATCAGTTGAACCGTCTTTTTTTCTAACATAAAATTCTGTGTATTCAGGCAAACTCTCTGTGGCCAGTTGTTTAGTTAAGTCATTTTTCATTTGTCTATCCTTTCAAAAATAAAACAATAAACAATATTAACAGTGGTATCCACAATGGTGCAGTAACCCACCACCAAGACCAAGTAATAATATCACACAGTTTTAAAACTAAAAATACTAGAAACAGTGCAAATAAATCTATATTAATTTTCATCAGCTGTCTCCTTTATTTTAAATAAATCATCAAAAACTACAACAGATTTACCAGCATAAGTATATAAGTCTGTAAAGAAATCCATATCAGTTGACCATACTTCATTGTCAGCTTTAACAAGTACATCAAAGCTTTCAGGTTCGTCTTGTCTTTCACAGATTACATAAATATAAACTCCATCTTCTGTAATCCATATATCACCTGCTTCAGGTTTTCTATTATTCTTCATCAGTTTGTCTCCTTTATAAAAATATATCACTTTCATCATCTATGATAAACTCATCAACCCAATAATCAGCACCAGTATTCTTCTTATTTAATATTTTTGCAAGCTCTTCAGCTCTTTCTTTATTTGTGAAAACACCTCGTACTTCATTTATTGGACAGTCACCATCCCCATACTTATACCAAGTAGAAAATAAAATCCAAATCTTCATTTCAATAAACCTCCTAGTGTGTTTCTAACCAGTTGTTACCAATCATATATTCGCCATCAAGAGGGCATCTTAATTTGTAATAAGCCCCTGCCTCAATGATGTGCTTCTTTAAAATCTCTCCGACCTGCTCTGCACAAGACTCGTCACAATCGTATTGCATTTCATCATGTACGATAGCAACTTGGTGTGCATCTAGTCCAAGTGATTTAATTTCTTTATAGGACTCTACCATAGCTCTCTTCATAATGATTGCTTCACCTGCTTGCAGATATGAAGACATACCGAAGTGAGCATTCTTCAGTGGTATCTTACGACCATCAAGTCCTACAAAGTAACCTATTCTAGCTCTCATATCAAGCTCTAACTTAAACTTGTTCCAACCTTTAATGTTCTTCTTCAATCCTTCAAAAGCTGCTTCACCTTTCTTAGGGTCTCCTAATACCATGCCAATCTTCTTAACACCTGCACCCATGATGATAGCAAATGTTGCAGTCTTACCTTTCTTACGAGCTGCTACCATCTCTTCATTATGCTCATCATAGTCTTTATCAGGTGGATTCAACCCATAAATTTGTGAAAAGTAATAATGCATATCTTTGTGAACAATCTGGTAGATAAGTTCTTTATCATTTAAATAATGTGCTAACACTCTGAGCTGAATGTTTGCAGCATCACAACCAACTAGCTTACGTCCTTTAGCAACTGTAAACATCTGTCTACATACTGCACCATATATACCTTTAGAAGGAATGTTGGCAGTGTTAGGATTCCTGTGTGCCATTCTGTGAGTACCTGCACCAATTGAGAGCACCTGTCCATGAACTCTACCATCTTCACCACATGCATCAAAATAGGATTGTATTAGTGTGGAACGAGACTTTAAAACTTTACATCTCTTTATTAGTTGTAATGCCTGTGGAGCATCCTCTCTTAATGTATTAAGGTTCTCTTCACATACTTTAGGTTGACCACTTGGTGTGAAAATATACGGTTCCCAATACCCTTTAAGTCTTTCAACAATTTCTTTAGGACTATCAATACAAAATTCTCTATACTCGATACGATTGTAACGGTCACCACTAACATGCTCAACCATACCTGATTTAATAATTCTCTCACTGACTGCATTCAGTTCTCCTTGTTTGTTACGTTTTGCTATCCACTCTTCAACAACAACTTTACGAGGTGGAAATATCTTTTGAAGTCTGTTGATAATACTGAAGTACTCTTGGTCAATCTTTTCCTTAGTTTTAACAGCCAAGTCATGGTCTAGTAAGAACCCGTACATCCTTTGCTGTTCTAATACAGCTTGTGACCAGTGCTCTAAAACCACAGCATCTTTTGTACAACCTCTTAATTCTTTCTTCAGATACTCATAAACCTTGTGTGTTACTTCAACATCCTGCTTACAATAATCCTCCATCTCTTGTGACCACTGTGACCAGTCATCGTGGTGGTCTTTGTAACACTTTAAAAACTCTCCCCAGTCTCTAAGGCTGTGACCAGTTCTGAAACTATTACCTAAACGACTTAATACAAGTGTATCAATAATTTTATCAATCTTAATACCAATATGCCATAGTTTATTTAACCATATTGCGTCATACCCTATGAAATTGTGGCCAATAATCTTATCACACCCATCAAAAAACTTTTTACATTTGTTAGCATCTCCATCTCTAAAAATTGTAAACTCACCTGTGTCAACATCTTTGCAAACACAGCACCAAATTTTATCAGGCGTTAAACCATTGGCCTCAATATCACAGATAACACGCATACACTTTTCCTTTACTGTTAGTGAGTTGTAACCTACCATTAAAGTATGATGACATTTCATAACTCTGATTAGTCATTTTAAGATATTGTAAAACATAATGTAAAACATTACATTTTCTTTTAAAATCTCCCCACAGATTTGAATAACCTCTAGGAACCATGATTCGTTCATGTGTATAATCTACCCATCCCATTCTGCCTAGAGTTTCTTGTATAACAATCCCATCAGATGTTCTATAACAAGAATTGTCACAACTGTTTATCTTCTCAAGATTCTCAACAAATAGCTGATAGTTTGCAAAATTTATTCTATACATTTAATAACCTCCTATACAAATTTTATTTACACCTTTTAATTTTACCTTTGCATTATTAGAAAGAACACGAACGACAGCTATAAAAGCCTCTTTAGATATAACCAATTCATCATTGTCGTATTCCATTCTACTACCCCATACGAATATTTGATGGTCATTTAAATTTATCTCAGGTCTTGAGCAAGAGTTAATTTCATAACCTAATGATCGTGCGTAGTAGTCTCCTCTATTGTCTTTAAATTCCTGCGGTATATCAGAGAATTGAAAACGTACAGTGTATACACCTGATGAAAGTACTGTTAATTTCCAACACATATTTAATACTCCTTATTCATCAATGTCTTCTAGACTTTCTAAAGATACTTCGATAAGTCGTGTTGTTTCTTTCTCATAAATTGCAGCAGCTGCTACACCTTTACTACCAAAGTCACGGTCTTTCAACACTCTTATCTTAGTTGTGTTAGCTTCAACAGGATTGTCAGACTGACCATTTCTTTCCAATCCTATTACAATATCAGACAACTGCTTCACAGATGAAGATTGCTTCAAGTCATCTAGTGTAACTCTACCACCTTCTTCAGTTTGTTTAGCAGCATTCTGTGCTTTACGTAGGTGACACGCTGTGATAATAATTATACCAAGCTCGACAGCAATCTTCTTCAAGTCTGCTACCAGTTTATTAAGAGCTTGTGTACTATTCTCAGCATCATCTACAACCATTGTTAAGTGGTCTAAGATAATTATTTTACAGTCTCTAGCTCTGTTTAAGTATCTTATCTTATCCATTAACAGGTCTATATCATCGAAGTCAAAACCATCATAAAGTTCGATACGTCTATTTGCACCAGACTCTTCAAACCATTTCTTCAGGTCTGCTTCAGATTGTTCCTTCCATATCTCAGGTCTACGTAGATTTAAACCAGCCTCTAGTGACATCATTGACACCACTGTATCTTCTGCAACCTCTTCTAAGAACATTGCGCCAATCTTTAAATCTGTTGTTTTAAGATAGTGATTCATAATTGTACGTAAGAATGCAGACTTACCCATACCTGTACCAGCTGCAATAGTTATTAATTGAGTTTCTCTAAATCCACAAATCTTTTCATTCAATCCTTCCCAAGGTGTTGGAAGATACGTCCTCGATTTGCTGAAATCTTTAACACGTTCCCACAAATCAGAGTAATTAACAATATCATCGGGTCTATACTCCTCTGCTTTCCACCATAAATTATTGAAGTCAGCACTTTTACCAGCTTTTAAGAACTCGTTAGCATCCTTCATCTCTTTAGTCAACTTAACAATCTTTACCTTCTTTGGTGGTAGTATCTCTGCAACTTTCTTAGCTGCTTTAACACCTGCAGTGTCACCATCAAAGCATATAATAATATTATCAAAGCTGTCTAAGTATTGGTACTGTGCCTTTACTTCTTTCAATGCAGACTCTGCACCACCCTTAACAGATACCACAGCAGACTTGCCACCAGACATTTGCCAGACTGACATAGCGTCTATCTCACCCTCTGTTATAGTAATAAAACGACCTTTAGCAGGGAATAAATTCTGTCCAAAGAGTTGTGCACGTGTTGCATTACCTCTCCAGTTGAATTGTTTACCCTCTACAGTCCTGATTTTTTGTGCTACAACGTCACCATTGTGGTCATAGTATGGATATATGTGCTGAGCAATTCCACCATCTCTGACAATAACTTTAACACCGTAGAATTTACATGTCTCAGCTGTTAAAAATCTATCAGGGATACCTGAAGCAGGAATTCTTCCAGCATCTTCTACAATTTCTTTCATAATTTCTGTATCACTCTTCCTTTCTTTATTGTGTTTATGATAAAAGTCCTTCCATGTCCAGCCACAGCTGAAACACTTTGCACCACCATCTTCAAAGACTGTAAGTGCATCATGACTGCCACAGTTGGGACAATCTCTATGAAACTCTATATAGTTAGCCACATGACTACTCCAAATAATGATAATGTTATAACAGTTGTTAATAATATTGCCAACCCTCTATCGACAGGTGGAACATCTTTATCAATAAATTTGTGGTTGTATATCATTTTTTATTGACAGCTCCTTAAAATGTGTTTACAATACCCCGCAGGGGTGCAGATGTTACTGGTGTTAAAGTTTGTAACAATCCTTACAGAACTCTTTAAAAGACTGTTGACAATCTTTAACAACTGTAGCATAATAGTGACGAGATTTAGCATTATTATAATTAATGTTATGGTCTTTACAGAACTGATAATCAGTGTAGTTGTTCTTTCTAAATAATTTCTTGTCAACAATATCTTCAAAGGATTCTTTACCACCAGCATTGTGATAAGCTATTACAGATTGATAAGGTACGTGATTCTCTATACAATATTGTCTAAGAGTTTTACCATAACACATATAAATCTTTTTAAGATTAACACAATATTCAATAGCTTTATCAGGTGTCATATTAGACATACGAATTTTATCATATGCTTGCCAGAAGGTGACACCATTATCTTTACAAGCTTGTCTAAAACTTCTACCATCTTTGACATATATTGTCATTGTTACTCTCCTTTCATAATTTCTGTTAAACAATATATCACAACCTCTAAAATATATTCAG